GTTCCATTTCCGCCTTGCTTTTTTGGAGTAGTGCCTTCCGATCACACATCTCCCGGATCAGCAGCTGAATCTGGTCTGTCACAACCATTTTTAGAAAATCCAGATGCACCTTTAACTGTTCCCCATCGGACTGTTTACATCTGCAGAAATAATAAGCTCCATCTCGGTCCTGGTAACAATACTTCATGAACCGCATTGTCTGTCCGCATTTCGCGCAATAGACCAGACCTTGGAAAAAGTTCTCTACCTCATATTCATAATACCCTTGGGATTTACGTTTGAGTTTCTGCGCTGCCTGATCGATCATGCTCTGCGCCATGTAAAAATCCTCTTTCGAGATAATTGGCTCATGCATATTATGATAGACCACCCATTCCTCCTTGGGAGTCTTATGCTCCGGCACGTTCCGAAACAGTGTTTTTCTCCGTCTGCCCCATGTTAAGTCACCAATATAAATCGTATTCCGCAGAATATCTCTAACCCGGCCACTGTTCCAGGCATCGGATGCATCCACAGTTTCCTTCTTCTCCACTGTCATCTTATATCGAAACGGTGTCATGACCCGCATAAGATTTAACCGCTCCGCAATTTCCCCGGTTGTATGACCAAGAAGGTACCAGCGAAAAATCATTTGGACGGTTGGTGCTGTATCTGGATTCACCACATAGATATTATTTTTTGTGTCACGCCGATAGCCATAGACAGACCGGAGCAGTTTCACATCTCCTCGCTCCCGGTGCAGATCATTATAAGCTGTGACCTTTCTCGAAAAGTCCTTCGCATACATTTCATTGACAAGGTTTTTTATCGGGACAGCAATGCTATTGACATCCTCCTCCCGTGAACTGTCAAATTCATCATTGATGGCGATCAGCCGAACATTTAGTCTCGGCAAGAGTGTCTCTATGTAATATCCAGTTTCCAGAAAATCTCTGCCGAACCGAGATAGGTCTTTCACCACGATGCACTGTATTTTCCCTGTACGTACATCATCCATGAGCCGTTTGAAATCCGGCCTATCAAAATCCGTACCGGAATAGCCGTTGTCAACGTAGGTATCGATCAGTTCATATTCCGGATGTTCCTGGATATAATCATGAATTAAGGAAACCTGGTTTTGGATGCTGTCTCTTTTATACTCTTTGTCTACAGATAAGCGGACATAGGCTGCCGTTGCAATCTTAGGCTCTGCACTCATAATTGCTGGTTCCGGCACAATTTGCGCTGTCATCAAAACCTTTCTGCTTTTTCTTGCCATTGTTATTTCACCTCTAAATTCTGAAACCATTCCTGTGGAAGTTTCTCCCGCCATTCCCGATGTTTGGTGACGATCTCCACTGTTTGGAACCGATAAACCCATATTGAAACCAAATATTTTTTTACTGTTTCGCTTGTCAGCGGTTCGTCCTCTGAACCGGATTGGAATACTTGCACCCAGGGGTTGTTCAGACTGAACACTGTTTCCAGTTCCTTGATTGCATTTATATTCTGTTGCAGTTTGGCATCATATTCCTTCTGCCTTGCCATCAGGCACTCTCGTTTTTCTTTGTATTCCTGTTCGTTCATGTCTTCTGTTTCATAAGCCCTGGAATATGCCATCAGTTCTTTTTCTACTTCCGCCATCTGTTCAAAAACAGCTACCGCCTGTTCCCGGTATGGCATCTGACGTTTTTCTTTTGCGGCAGCTGCGTTCCCATTTTCTATCTGCACATACGCGATTCTCGCCTTTTCCTTTTCTACTGCAAGAAGTTCGGTTACTTTATCGGTAACCTCCGAATATGAAATATGCATTTTCTCATATGGTGCTACAGGAGGCGCTGGACACCGAAATCTAAATATTCGCTCCCTTGAAGAAACCTGTGTGTACACATTAAGCTCATGCTTTGTCTCTTTATCCATAATACGTGTTGCAAACGGATTCATCGTTTTTTTACGCAGGGCGCTTTCTGGTATATTAGTTCGCTTTGCTTTTACTACACTGGCTAGCCGAAATAAACGTGGTTCAATGATGACCGGACAAGGCAGTGTATAAGTTTTGCCCCGCACACATCGGGTCCATTCCCCCATAAATATTTTCTTGTCCAGAAGGTCGTGGATCATAGATGCTTTCCAGCCAGGCTTTATTGCAGAGGTATCCTTACCTAGCATCCGGTATCTATGCTGCATCGGATTCTCCAGTCCTCTTTCATTTAAAATACTTGCAATCTGGCGTGCTGTTTTCCCAGACACACATAGTTCAAATATCTCTTTTACCACTGCAGCTGCTTCCGGGTCAATCTCCAGTTCTTCTCCCCGTACCCATACGTATCCATACTTGCTATAGGCTTTTCCCTCCGTATATTCAGTGGCTCTATCCGAAGCGCTTGCACCACGGTATGCAGTCCTTGCTTTTTTTATATAGGCTTCCACTTCTTCGGCGCTTACCTCTGCTGAACAAAAATCATCTTCCACCACTGCGAAATGAATATCAAAGGGATAAAACGTTCTGTACAAAACGTCCGCTGCTGCCGTTATATTTTTCCCACAATAGAACATGGAACTGATCACTACGCAGTCAAACTTCCGTTCCATGCCATCCTTCTTCATCTCCAGGAATGCGGCATCTGCTTCCCTGTCCAGTTTCCGGTCGGAATACTTTTGCTCCAGTTTCCAGCACTTCCGTTTTACATATTCTCTGATTGCTTCATTTTGCTGTCCTATCGCATTTTTCTGTATCTCCAATGACGGGCATCCGGAAACACTGCGGGTATAGCTCACACATCTCATATTGCTTTTCTCCCCTCCATCATTTCTTTTTGCTCTTCCGCGAAATCAAACAGGCTCTCCATTTCATCCATGTACCGAAACCGAATCTCTATCCGGTCTTTACTATAAACCACAACGTGGTCGATCAGTTCTATCATTTGTTTCCGGTCAAGGGAGGTAATGTTTTGGTACTGCTTAAATTTCTCTATCCATGACTGCTCATAAATGCTTCCAATATCCAACTGTTTTTTCTTTTGCTCAACACCCTCAATCGCCTGCCGAGCTGCCTTGATTTTTCTGGCGAACCTTCCGCTCAGTTCCTGATATTCTTCTTTGCTAACGATTTGGTCTGCCATGTCCTGATAGACTTTCATTTTTAGTTCCGAATACCGCTCTATCTCTGCCTGTAGTGAAACCAGCTGATTGTTCAATGCTCGGATACGAAATTGTTCCTGCGGAGCATACTCAATTTCCTGCAAAAAGGCATCTACCTCCACCAACTTTGCAATCTGTCTTTGCGTCTGCCACAGAACGGTAGCATATAATTTCTCTGCACTGATCAGATGGGCAGAACAGCCCAGCTGGTTTTTGTAGGTCGTGCAGTGATAGTAATAATACTTCTTTCCTTTTTTAGTAGTGCTTCTGCGGATCATGTTCTGTCCGCAATCGCCACACCGTACCAGTCCAGAGAACGCATCGACCTTGTTCTCTGTAGGTGCTGTCCTTGTATCCAGTTTCAACAATTCCTGCACACTCTCAAAAATGGCAGTCGGGATAATTGCCTCGTGCATTCCGGCAACCCGAATCCATTCTTCCTGCTCCACTGGACGGCTCTCTTTCACCTTGTAGTTAATTTTTCTGTTTTTCCCCTGCACTACCGTTCCGGTATAAGTCTCATTTTTCAAGATCTGCATGACCGAACCTGCCGTCCAGACAGGGTGCCTGCTGACCTGGTAGCCGCTGTTGAAATTCATGCCACAGGCACGTTTGTACTCCATCGGTGTCAGCACACCCATCTCATTTAATTTTTCTGCAATCTTACCCGAACTGCTTCCTTCCAGCTTCATGGAAAAAATCATACGGACAATACCAGCAGCATACTCGTCAATGACAAGATGATTTTTGTCCGCCGGGTCTTTCTGATAGCCATATCCGGCAAAGCTACCTATAAATTTTCCGTTCTTCCGTTTCACATCCAACTGGCTGCGAATTTTGATAGAAATATCACGGCAGTAGGCATCATTGATCAGATTCTTAAACGGAACGATGATCTGATCTGCATCACCTGTGCCACTCACACTGTCATAATTGTCGTTGATTGCAATGAAGCGTACTCCCAGCATTGGGAATATCCGCTCCAGATATTTTCCGGTTTCGATATAATTTCGTCCAAGGCGGGACAAGTCCTTGACGATGATGCAGTCAATCCTATGGTTCTCAACTTCATTCATCATTCGGATAAAGGCAGGACGTTCAAAGTTCGTGCCGCTATATCCATCGTCAATGAACTCCTGCGTTTTTGTGATTTCTGGGTGTTGTTTGAGAAATTCTTTGATTAGCTCTCGCTGATTCTGTATGCTGTTACTTTCCTGCTTGTCTCCATCTTCTCTTGAAAGTCGAAGATAAATCGCTGTTGCATATGATGATTTTTTCGCTAAAAGCATAAAAACCACTGACCTCCTTCGTTTATCTGACAATAAACCAAGAAAATCAGTGGTTAGCATTCGTTGCTCTTATTTGATTTGACCCACCGCTATTATCCTATATTTCTGGTTCTTTGTCAATATGATTTGAAAGATTCGTGCATCAGGGGGTAAACAGGCAGTCCTTCAGGCAATCCTCCAGTTTTCTCTTCCCGGCAAAGCTAATCTTAATCACCATTCCCTTGTACAGATAGCAGTACGGATTCTTGATCTGCCGGATGTAATCCAATATCCGCTCCTCTTTTGGAAGGTCTGTCCGGATTTCCACGGTTTCAATGTCTAC